CGCAGCGTCTCGGTCTTGCCGCTGGTCGCGGTGTGCAGGTAGATGCCGTTCAGGTAATAGCGCGTCTCCTCGGTGGAGATGGCGAACTGGGTCTTGTCGATCATGCGCTTGAGATCGGCGGCCGGCAGGCGGAAGCTGTGCGTCATGTCGCCGGCATTCAGGTCCGGGAAATCGCTTTCCGGCAAGGTCTGGAGCGTGAAGCGCGAGCGTCCGGCGCGCACGGTAAGCACGGCGCGGTCGCCGCTCGCCTCCAGCACGACCTGCGCGCCGTCCGGCAATTTGCGGACGATCTCGTAGATCATGTGCGCGGGCACCGTGGTCGAGCCGCCCGGCGAGACCTCCGCCCCGATGCTCTCGCTCACCTCCAGGTCGAGGTCGGTCGCTTTGAGCGAAAGCTTCGATTTCTCCGCCCGGATCAGCACGTTGGCTAGGATCGGGATGGTGTTGCGCCGCTCCACCACGCGATGCACGTGGCCCAGGGATTTCAGCAATTGCGCGCGCTCGACGGTGACTTTCATCTGCGTAACCCCGCCCCGACAGGTATCCGGCGGCCCAAGCGGAGGCCGCAACGGTGACGATAAGCCCGGCCGTCCGCACAGGCGGGCGACCGGGGGCACAGAAATTGGCGCGGCGGGGCGGCTTGGGCAAGCCCCTTTTACGCGCGGCAAAGGCCGCCGCCGCTATTCCTGCACGCTATTCCTGCAACTGGCGCTTCAGGAGGTCGATCTCGTCGGACAGCGCGTTGTCGTTGCCGATCAGGCCCTCGATCTTGCGCACCGCGTGCAGGACGGTGGTGTGGTCGCGGCCGCCGAAACGCCGTCCGATCTCCGGCAGCGAGCGCAGGGTCAGGGTCTTGGCGAGGTACATCGCCACCTGCCGCGGCCGCACCACATTCGCCGTGCGGCGCGAGGATATAATGTCGGATGCGGAAATGCCGTAATGCTCCGCCACCGCGGCAATTACCGTCTTGATCTGTATGTGGTTGCCCGGCGTGGCGCTGGTGAGCAACAGCCAGTCGCGCACGCGCGGAAGAGGTGCCGGCGTAACAGCCGGGGCAGGCTTCTGGCGCCATCGCTCCGGGTGCCGCTTTTGTAGCAGGGTGAGAAGCGCGTCGCTCATGCCGCGACTTTCCAGAATGGCCGCTGGCTCTTGCGGGCGGGCGGATTTTGATATGCTCTGGCCTTGTGCGCGGCGCAATAAACACAGCCTTCAACAGGATCGGCACCGCAGAAGAAAAACCCCGGCTCGCTCGGTTCCCCGACCGGCCATCGGCATGTCTTGCTGGTCAGCTCAAGCACGGTTTTGCGCTGCTCGAACGGAATATTGGCGTCCACGATGGCGTCCGCCGTCAGCTTTGGTTCGACAATACGTTTGCGCGGGGAGACCGGCTTGCGCAAGCTCGGAACGCGGCGCTGTTTGGATGGACACGCCTCGCGACGCGACGGCAGGCCAAGCCGGTGCGCCTTGCCTAGCAGGGCATTGCGAGTGATAACAACGTCGAATTTATGCGATAGCTGGTTGGCAATATGCGCGGCGGATAATTCCTTGTCCGCCCATAGCTCGGTCAGCATTGCCACCACATCGTCTTTCCAAAGCGATTTTGCGCTAAGGTTATGGCTATAAATTTGGTTGGCGACGGCACCGCGACTGACGTTTAATTCGCGCGCCATTTCGGAAAATGTATTGCCGGCCGCTATCATGGTTTTTAGCGCCTCAACCATCTCATCAGTCCATGCGATACCGACGGCGAAGCGCCTTGCCATTTCGGACATTATGCTGCCTCCACTTCGACCATACAGAAATGTTCGCGCACATCGGGCGCGCGGACGATGCGAAATTCCTGGCAGTGCCGGTCATCCGGCGTCATTTTCAAATCGACCAGAAAATCCGAAATCGGCTTAATGCGGTTGTCACCGTCGCCGCGCATGTTTTTTGGAATGCTTATCGTCAGTTTGTATGGACCGGTCATGGGATCGAGGCTTTTCTTCGCGAGCAAGAAATAGCCTTGCGCGTCCTTGCGCCAATTCTTAAGCGCGCCGGTTTTCACGCGCCCTTTACCGGGCACGTTCCGGTAAATTGCATTCAGCGATGGCGGGAGCGGCAATTCAAGCCGGAAGCCAGTCAAAGCGGCGGCCTCCCTTTCGGGTTGCAGGCGCACGCAAACATGAACACGGAATGATGCGAGGCAAACGACCCGATCATCCAGCCCATTTGCAGAAAACGTTCGACGCGCCCAAACGGGACATAGCGATATGTTTCAGTCATTCGGCTGCCTCAAGAGGAGCCGCCCGATCAGGGATCAATGAGAGCTGCCGGTCTTCCGCGTCGAGATATCGACTGGCCTGTTTCCAGTAGCTTTCTTTTAATTCCGTGCCGATGAATTTGCGTCCGAGCTTTAGGGAAACCACGCCTTCCGATCCAATGCCCATGAACGGCGACAAAACAACATCTCCTGGATTGCTCCACATGATTATTGCGCGTTCGATTACGTCTAATTGTAGTGGGCAAATGTGGCGTTCATCGCCAGCTTCGCGTGCGGCCCGTACGTTGAGAACGTTGGATTGATCTACGCTCATCCATACCGGCGACGCCCATTCCTGCCATTGATCCAGCGGGAATTGCTCTGGCGTATGATGTATTGGGCTTTTGTTTTCGCCGGGCTTTACAAAAGTCAATAGATAGTCCGGCATCCCGCCGCGAGACTTCGCGCTGTCTTTCTGCAATTGCTTGTAAAGCAGCCCCACATGTTTTGTCCGCGTCATTTCGACAACCGGGCATTTCCAGATTGTGCGCCGTCCGTGCAAAATCCACCCGGCATCCTCGTGTATTTTTATAATCTGCCCGCTGAAATCCTTAATGCCTACCGCTCCATCTTTCCATTTTGTCATCGGCAGATCGGAGCAATGAACGGCGGTCAGCCGGCCCGGCCGCGTAACGCGGAATTTTTCGCGCACAAGATAAGCGTAATGTTGTGCAAACTCATCGTCCGTTGAATTGCCCATATCTGCGGCGGATTCGGAATAGACAAATAGCGATCCGAACGGCGGCGAATAAACCGAAAAGTCCACACTGTCGCCCGGCATTTGCGAAATAATGTCAACACAATCGCCGTGTATGGCTTTATAGTTTGCGCCGTCAGCCGCGTTCATGCAGCGGATATCCATGCCGGAAGCTCCGTTTTGCTATTCGGGTGATATGGAATATTGGTTTGTGCGGATTGTCCTGTTGCGCGGCGCATGGCCACGCGCATCGCTGACTTCATCTTGTGATGGTCGCCCGCCTTGCGATCTATCGTGCGCCCAATTTCATCTTCACCTTCGGCCACGATGATGTGGACCTTAACGGCGCGCTTCTGCCCAAACCGCCAGCATCGCCGGACAGCTTGGTAAAATGTTTCATACGAATAAGATCGGCCAACAAACGCCATGCGGGCGCAGTGCGACCAGTCCAGCCCGAAACCAATCATCGACGGTTTTCCAATAATATATTTAGCCTGCCCGGTGGAAAACGCTTCGATCCTTTCCTCTTTCGCGTCTGCGGATTGAGAGCCGCGAATTTCAATGGCTGATGGAATTGCAGCTTTGAGCGCGTCGGCTTCATAATCCGTATCGCACCATATAATCCACGATTCATCAGGATCAGCGGCGACGACTGCGCCCGCAGTTTCGGCCCGCGCCTCGATTGTCTGCCGCTTCACGTCATGCAGATTTGTGGCCGATAATTTTGGAGCGCCAAACATGTCCGCCAGATCGCGGCTTATCGCGCTGTCTTTCGCGCGGTGCCGGATTGTTTCAAATTCCGGCAGGTTAAATCCATCATCATTGTCACCGAGATCGGACGGTTTTTCAGCCATCCGCGCCCATGACGCCATCCAGTCCCAAAACAAATTTACCGCGTGACCTTTCAGCCGCCATTGTTGTGACGCGGTTGAAGTTTCATTGATAAAAAACCGCGACAGCATTTCATTCGCGGCCATGATTTCCAGAAACTCGGCATAGTTACCCAATTCCATGTGGTCATTCGGTGCCGGCGTTGCCGTTGCGGCAAGTTTAAACCGCGCGCCCTTGAATGCCGCGATTAGTGCCCGAGTGGTTTTTCCGGTGAACGATTTGAGGATTGACGCCTCGTCAAGCGACACAATGCCGAATTGCGACGTGTCCAATTTATCGAGCCGGTCATAATTGCAGATATTAATCCCCGGCCCCGCGTCCGATTGTTCGCGGATTACGCGCGCCTCATATCCCCATTTATCGGCGCGGCGCTTGGTTTGCCCGGCGACGGCAAGCGGCGTTAATATCAGCGCCTTTTGATTGGTCGCCTCGATAGCCTTCTGGCACCACTCCAGCTGACATTCGGTTTTGCCTAATCCGGTATCGAGAAACAGGCCGGCGCATCCGGCTCGCAGGGCAAAGTCAACCGAATGGCGCTGGAACGGGAAGAGGTACGCCGCAAGCTCCGGCACATGATCCAGTCCTCGATCCCGCGCCTTAACTGCCTTGCTGGCGAGAAATTCTTGGTAGCCTGCATCCGTCATAGCGGCGCTCCTATAGCTGAGACGAGGCTGATGACGCCGATCAGGATCACCGCTGTAAGAATCACGTCGATAGGATCGAAGGCCATTACACAGCCTCCTGTTTGGATCGTTCAATCTCGTCCAGCTTTTGGCGGGCCTCAGCCACCGTCATTCTCAGGCCCATTTTCGCGGCGCGAGTGGCGATAATCATGAATCCCACAATGGCACCGACCCATTGCATGGCGCTGCTGTCCAGCAGCAGTCCGATGCCAATCAGTGACATAAAAAGACAGAAGGTGCTGGCATCACTGAGCAAGCTTTCCCACCACGTTTCCCGAATAATGATGATCTCCGGTGATTTCATTACACGGCCTCCGCTGGTTGACGACGGAGATAAGGCGGGCGAGGGAGGTAACGGAAGATCAAGCCGGAAGCTCATGCGGGGCCTCCAACAATCTGAGTGCCGACGCCGCCCCATGTCCGCCTGAATGACCGACCGGCCAAGCGAAACCTCAGATGCGTCTCGGCTAATGCCGGGCCATGCGGGTGGTGCACTATCACCAACCGGTGAAACCGGAACGACTGCCAATCAATGAAAAACCAGGCGATATGCGAGCCGCGCCAGATAAGGTTACCGGCGTTAACGACTTCGGCAAGCCGCTCCACCTTCACAGCGGTGCTCCTATGGCTGAGACGAAGCTGATAGCGCCGATCAGGATCACCGCTGTAAGAATCACGTCGATAGGATCGAAGGCCATTACACAGCCTCCGCTGGTTGACGCCGCAGGCAAAGCGGGATGGATAGATCGGCGGGGATGGCGAACGGATCGGCGGCAGAGGAATGATCGTCCGAAATAGAATTATATTCGTTCATATTGTTCATCTTCCCAAGCCCGAGCATGTCGGCATAGGAAGCCGCGTAGTCGGCTTTTTCGATGATGCGTGAAACGCGCTTGCCTTCGCCGCTTCCGTCGCGCTCGTCTTGAGCCTGGGCCTTCAGGAGGGCTTTGATCTGCCCCCAATCGAGGCCCTTCTGGGTTGCAGCATCGCGGATGGCGGCCAGTTCCTCAACGAGATCGAGCCAGCGATCAATCACCGGGCGGGCCACTGTCACGATCTTTTTTAATTCCTCTGACGTGCTCATGGTATCTCACCGCTTTTTGGATTGAGCCAGGGCGCGATCAGGTACGCCAAGGAACGAGTTGAGCGCATCAGCAAAAGGCCGATGGAATTCCTCGTCCTGAACAGAAAGGGCGGTCGCCCGCGCGATGGCCTGGTTGAGGTCACGATCAGCCTCTAGTGTTTGTTCGATTAGGCGCTGATCCGCAGCGCGCCGACGCATTGCGCTCGCAGCGATGCCGAGACGGAGAAGGCGCTTCCACCATTCGGGCCGCGCATCTTCCATCCCCGCTGCGAGGTATTGGATCCCGTCTTCGGATTTCAGCAGCGCCCAAACCGCCTCGGATGGCAGCCAATCGGTGGACAGCCAATATTCGCAGGTACGGATCGGGGCGCCTGTTAACTGGCTGAGATAAACCGCCGTCTTGACTGGATAATTCTGTTTGACGGCGTGAAGCACAGAAGAATCCGACCGCAAGATGTTGCGGTCTTCACGCAAAGTTTGGAGCGTTTGTTCTTTCACTGAATTTGCCCTTTCACGCGTGATTGCTGATGTTGTCCGCGTGACGACGCCCCGTCGTTGCTAGCCTCCAAAGGGCCGGCCGGGATTGCCTCTCCCGGTCGGCTCACGTCAGGGAAAGAGCCAATGATCAAGCTGGTGGTGGATAATGGTGAGCGGGCCGCGCTGGG